GTCCATGGATTCCAACGTGCCCCCGTACATGAATTCCAACGTGCCCCCGTACATGGATTTCAACGTGCCCCCGTACATGGATTTCAACGTGCCGCCGTACATGGATTTCAACGTGCCCCCGTACATGGATTTCAACGTGCCGCCGTACATGGATTTCAACGTGCCGCCTGTGATTATCAGATGCGTCACAGAACTATCTCCTTCATGCACACCATCTCGATATACGGCCAACCATTGGAACCTCTTTGAAACACCATTCAATTTATACAGCTCGTCATGTAGCGATTTCGCAGCTTTATCTACTGCGTTTGGCGGCTCTTCGCCGTTGCGTATCTGGAGTCCGTTGTTCTCAACTGGATCAGTAAGGTTCCACTCCCATTCCCAATACCTTTGCTTGCCGGTTCCATTCTCACATACGTTGTGCTTGGCTGCAAGCTCGGCATGACCGCTATCGCCATCCGCATATACCGTACCATCGCGTGTTATAATTGCGCTTAGAAAATCACACATATTCTACTCCTTTTCAATCAGTGACTTTTCATTCATTCCCCACTCCCTTCAAGTGCGGTGTCGATTTTGGATATTGAACTCTGGACATCGCAAATGCTACATGCCCCATTGCACTCGTATGGACCAATATCCTTGTCGCAGTGTCGGACCAACGCATCCCGCACTTCGCGCAGGATAGTCTCAAGGCGCACAACGTCACAGTGTCGCTCATGCCATTCTTGTCCACATCGCTTACATGCCATCACTTCACTCCCTCACCAACGATTGGAGGCGGGTTAGGGCTTTAGCGGCCCGATTCCACTCATCATCGCCACCATGAAAATCCATATCACCAAACACAACGCCAACCGCCTCCACCGCCTCACTCGCAATCTCTTCTACGGGGGCGCACTTGAATACGTCATGCGGGACGTTCCCCATGCTATGATCCTCCATTCGGATCAATGCTGTATACCGCTTCACCTTGTCACTCATGCTTTCCTATCACATTCAGAAGGGCACTCTTGTCAAACCCCAACAGGCTTCCGATCTTCACCTCTTCATCCCGCCTGAACATGCGCTCAAACAGTTCACCCTTTTCGTAGAGCGTTTCGATGACGTGCTGCTCTATCGTATCCATCATGACCAAGTTGACCATGCGGATCGTTTGATGCTCCGATGAAATCCTGCGCAGGCGACCAACCCGTTGCTGAAGCTTGGATGGGTTCCACGGAAACTCTACGTTCAGCAGAACACTGGCAACCTGAAGATTGTGTCCCTCCTGAATCGCTTCGGTCCCGATCAGAATGTTGGCCTTGGGATTCTCGTTGAACTCTTTCACGATGAACTCCCTGTCACTCATCGAGGTGTCGCCCGTGATCATCAGCGGATCGTGCTTCTTCAATTCACGTTTCAATATTTTCGCGAACTTCTTAAACTGCGTGATGATAATCACCTTGGAATACTTGAAGTCCTCGTCCATGAGCCGCTTGATCTCGTCCAGTTTCGCGCTAGCATGCATAGACTTGTCGAGCAATTCAGTACTGTCACACACCTCTTGGAGATAGACCATCTTGCCAAGGATGTCCTCCCGCGTCATATCCCCGAGAATCTCGCCAGTGATCTCATCGTACAACTTTCGCTGCCCAGGCTTCATCTCCAGTTCGATATTCTGCCTGATGATATCTGGCAGTTCAATATCAACATCGTCAACCGTCCTACGGATATACATGGCCGACAGCTTCTCCTGTGCGTCAGCGATATTCCTATAGCCAGCGACTTGCCAGATGTCAATCCGCTTCGGACGCCAAATCGTGCGCTTCTCCATGATGCAGTACTGACTCTGGAAGTACGTCTTGGTGTGCAGCCTGCGTTTGTCCAGAATCTCACAGATGCAATAAAGGTCTTCGAATCCATTCTCAATCGGAGTTGCGGTCATCGCTAATTTGTACGGCACGGCAGGGAATAGTTTCCGAACTGCTTTGTTGATCTTCGTAGTCCTTGTTTTTAATTTAGTGGCCTCATCGAATACGACCATTCCAATGGGCATATCTTTGAGCTTCTCCCTGTCGCGCCGTACCAGATCGTAACTCGTAATCAATATGATCGGACTCTCTGTCTCCCTGAAATTCTTGTAGACGTAATGGCGTTCCTTTTTCGTCTTATTGTTGACAACCAATTCCAGATCAGGGAATATATCTCGGTTGATGAACTTCCTGCATTCACTGAGCCACTGGAACCGCAGTGAAGCAGGGACCACAACCATGTGCTTCATCATCCCTTCGTTCTCGATCAGGGAGAGCATGGCCGTGAGTGAGATGATCGTCTTACCGAGTCCGACATCATCAGCCAGGAGGACTTTCTTCTGCCGCTCTATAAACCGTGCCGCCTTCACTTGAAATGGATACTGCTCCCAATCATCGGCGAAGAACTGTGTGTACTTCTCGATGTCCGTATCTGCTGTGAGCAAACCCCTGACCTCGTTCCGCTCTCTCACCTTCTCCCGCAATGCTGAGAGGAACTCTGGAGAGGCTGTGTAGAACTGACTGAAGAGGGCATTGAAATCTCGGATGAAATGCCAGTACGCATAGTAGCCAGTCTTGCATTTCTTCAGGTATGGTTCGGTGAATTCCTCGTCCGTATCAACGAAGAGAAGATCGCCTTCGATTCTCAGATTCATTCAAGACCTCATAAACAGTTCACCCCTATAGTTCGCAAAAGGAGGATTCTGCCGAATAAATCGAAAAAAAAAGCACGGGTACTTCTACCCGCGCCATTGTCTGTTTGCCTATTGATTTTTCTAGTTTTCTCTTCTCTCTTTGATCCTCTTTTCTATTTTATTAATATACTTCGTATACTAAGGAAACATAAAACGGTGAAATATGAAACGGTCATTACCTCTTTAGAGCCAGGTACGCAAGGAGTGCCATCACGATTGTCATCGCTGCTTTGAAAAGATAGTCCAGTGCCTGAACCCACCCCTTCTTCTGCTCGGTGACTTTCTCTTCTGCGCCTACAGCTTTCTCGATATCCTTCAGACGTTTGTCAGCACCGTTCTTGCCTTTCTCCAGCGCACCGATCTTAAGATCGTGCTCTTTGCATGGGAGCGATTTACCCAAGTCATTTATTCCAGTGACCACTGCCATCCTTGTGGCCTCTTGACCATCAAAGATTCTGGTCATGTCTTTGCGCTGATTGTCAATGCCCTTTTCGATGTTCGTGATCGAGTTTTCAACCTTTCCCACTTTCACCTCCAGTTCATTCACTCTGGCATTCATGTCTTCACTCATTGGGTCATCCTCCGTTGCGCATTTTCTCTACGTGCTTTTTCACTTTCTCGTCTTGGTGCCTACTCAAGGTCGTATCCAGATTGTCGAGCGCATGCTGCGCTTCAGCATTCCCCTCTGCGGCATCTTTCTTCAGTTGTTCCCTGTACTCCTCAATGCCCTTCACGGTCTGCTTTCCAAGTCTCTTCATCGCCTTGGTTGCCCCTGTGAAGATCGGGATACCAGTGAAAATCTGGATCACAAATAGGATGATTGCGATAACTATCAGTCGCTTGATCCAAGTGAGGAAACCAGCAGAGCGAGATTCCGCTTTCACTCTGCTGGTCCTTTCAGTCAATGCTGTGTCTCGAGCCTTTTTCACATCCGCTTTCAAATCGTGGATAATTTGGTTTTTCTCCTCCAGTGCCTTGGTCCCCCCGTCAAGTACTGCCTTGAGTTGTTCAGGATCGCTCGGATCGAATTCCGTGTTGATTCCGAGGACTCCGACCATGCGGATCGCCCAATCATAAACGAACTTCGCAATATCCGATAGAGGTGCTACGCCCTTGTAGTAAATCTCTGCTGCCTTCTCAAGATTGACAGTCGCTCCCGCAGCCAGTTGTTGCGTAGATTGGAACGATATCTGCTTCTCCTGCGGAAGCTCGGGCATCTTCCTAGCTGTCACAAAATCAAAACAACCCGACAACCCGAGCAAAAAGAAGCAACAGGCCAGCACAGATACCGAAAAAAATGATCGTGCTGACCAATTCAATTGCGAGTTTCTTGAGTTCATTTGGATTATCTTCATCCACTCTTACGGCAAGTCTCACAAACGATATAAGTGCATGCAACCACAGTGGTGCATACCATCGTTACAGGGTTAGTCAAAACAGCAATCACAACAACTCCCGCAACAACTGCGATCCCGAGTCGCTTGCTTCCCAATGCCATCAACTTCTCTTTCATGCGTTGCTCCTTATGCTACGCTGGTACAAACGGCCTCATACCAATCGCCGTCATTGTAAAACACGATTATGTCTGCTTCATCAACAAGGATTCGGTCACTTCCCTGGCGCATGAAAAATTTGGTGCCGCCTCCTGTATTCTCTTTGATGGTGATCGCATTTGCCCCACCCTGAAGGATCAGTATGTCTCCAGCGTTCCCGCCCTCGACTGCCTGAAGATTGTCAGCAGCCGCTCCTTCACCAGCAAGTTGGTACCAACTTGCATCATCTGCCATAGTAAATGAGTCGGAGGAAATCGTCTGCGCCTTCTGGTTGTAATTGATCCTGCCGATGTTCTGAACTTCCTGATCATTCATGTTGACCGTGCCTGTCGGCTCACCGAATTCGTTCAGGAGGATTTCATCACTGCCGCCATTCTTGTGCGAAGCTGCATGCGCTGTCGGAGTTCTGGAGTCAGACAGTCTGGCATCATTGCCTTCACAAAATTCATTGGCACCATTCCCATACGTGGGAGTGAGATCGGCATCCACATTATCGCCAGCGTTCGTGATTCCGTTCGATCCTGTGACAGTATCTGTCTGACCGCCTGCACCAGTTCCGAGGTTCACACCAGACAGACCGATGATTCTGATCTTAGTTGCGCTCACTGCAATACCAAGGAAGATCGGTATGGTCCCTGGCGTATTCGAGACATCGCCAGCAGTATCACTCAGATATACTGGACCGCGTGACAATGCCCATCCTGCGTTATCAACAAACCCACTGTTCTTGAAATGACGCTCGTCATCCAAGATGCCGTCCTGCGTACAGAACCCGATCACGTAAGTCGTGCCCACAACAGATGCATCGGCAAGGATGATCTTGCCCGTGGCCGTATCAATCGCACCGACTTCATGCTCATTTATTGCCTCGCCGAGCGTTTCCTTTGCAGTGCGGCCATCGGCGATCTTCTGCGTGTTGGCATTGATGGATGTGCCAGTATTCTTAACACCGTCACTTGGAAGTTCAAGATCATAGTCATCAGTGAATGGCATCTACTTTCCTTTCGAGTCGTAATGAATGGGGAGAAACCCCACCGCACCGCGTAGGGGAGTACACAAGTGGGCAAGATTCTCCCCACAGGACGCCATCAGATCGCTTATAAGGGCATCAACAAAGGTGCCATAGGTCATGGTCCTAATCACGATAGTCTCCCTTTGACGGTAATCTGACAGTTTTGCTCTACATTCGAGGCTCTCAGATCGATTCTGAGGCCATATCTCCCTTCAGGTGGTCCTAACCCCTTCACAGGGTGAGTTCTCCTGCTACTGGCTGAATGCTGGCTCATATGATATTGATCTCCTGTAGTTGGACATCCGATTCTTCCATGTACCCGAGATTATTGTACGGACGGATGCCAATATAGATTTTCGATTGGAGTCCACCAAAGTCGGTTGTCATCGCTGCCTGCGTATAATCGTAGTATAGATTTGCCAATCCGCTCGGGACCGCATGCGTGGCGATCAGGGTCAAACTCGAATTGTAGATCAGGGCATCATATCCGAGAACATCACCTTCGATGAAACGATTCCACGGCCACTCGTCAATCTGCTGCGCATCGATACCGCCCATCCTGTTGGTCAGCTTCCAGCGAACACGCAGCTTACTGCTCCACCAAGGTGAGACTTTGATGCTTCCCATACCGTTGCCAAGGCTATCTTCGATCTCCAGACCAGACACATGGGTTGCCTTCTTGGTCAAGCCCTTCACCGTGTACTCGTATACCGTCACGTCATCGAAGTTCTGCTCATCGCCACGGTAGTTGTATGCCACTGCTTTCAGATAGAACGTCTGACCGATGTCAGCTTGCAGGAACGGAATCGTGAGATATCTTTCTTCATCTCCGACAAGACAGTACACCTCGTCAGTGGTGTGCGCTTTCGGCAGCGTGTAATAGAGACCGCGTCTGAGGGCACTCAATGTAATCAGACTTCCGCTGACCGACACATCGCGATGACTCATGAACGTCCAAATTGTAAAGCTCGATATCATCGTCCACCAGTTCGCCACACACAGCAAAACTAACATCGTTCATTTGCTCGTCCAATGTGTACGCACCAATCGCTTCGGGGTAAGGCTCGACATCCACTATCGCCGACAAATCAGCAACAGCAATCGCCATGTCCACATCCGATGCAAAACAGAACTGCCTGATGCTTCCAGCGAATCTATAGTTCAGTGTAGAGTCTGCGATGAAGATATCCGCGCCAACCACTGTGCTATCAAAGCGAATGGCACTGACTCTCACGAATAGATTGTCATTGACTTGGAGCGCAGGCACTTCGTAAACGAATGGCCGCACATCATTCGGAAGCGCGATTGAGGTGGTTTTGTTTTTGCCCGAGCTAATCGGATAGATTTCGAAGTCGTTCAGATAGTCCTCTTCGCGTCTGGCGACTGCCTTGATGCTACCTTCTCTAGCAAGGTCAGGTTCATCAACACTGATCAGCCTGATCCGCTGATCAGTCAGTTCCTCATGTTCCAGTTTGAGCGTAACTACATCACCCACATTGCGGGACAAATGTTTGGGCATCAGCGTCACGGAAAAGATCGCAGTATCATACTGAGAAACCTTCATGATCTTATATCCGTGCCGACCAGCAGCAATGGGATTCGAAATCCAGATGAAATCCATGCTCTCTTCGATCAGTTCTCCGTCTTCCTCCTGCGCCAAGAAGTGATCGACCTGAAAACTACCCTGGTCATAGTTGTTCAGACGATCCAAGAAGGTGACCGTGATGCNGTTTGGGATCGCTGCCCGTTCCTTGAGATTGATATTGACCTTCTGAAATTCTTCCGCAAGGATGTCGCGCTCTTCGATGTCAGCTTCAGATGGATCAGTGTTTTTGAAGGGCTTGAACTCATATTCGCCAACATTGTTTACAAACATTATCGCGTGGCAATATTGAAGGAGATTCATCAGGAAGTCAGACAGATTCTCTTCGCTGTTCTGCAATAGCGATATCCCGAGGCCATTATCAAAGCAGTAATCACTCAGGCCCGTCAATGTTGTCAGCTTCATTATCGTGTCAGGAAGCTCCCGCACTTTCACGATCATATCATAAGCAACTTGGGACGGATTGGAATCGATGATCATGTGCTGGATACCGCCTTTGACAGCCGCCTGAACAAAGGCCGAGAAGATCAGTGTCCCGTCATGCTCTGCGACCAACTTCCTGTAAAGACAAGTCGCGAAATCGAACAGATCATCATCTCCCCATATCGGCGGCGTGGCATCTGTCCAGTAGACGGTTCCGTCATATGTTTTTCTCAGTGTCAGCGTGCCATTCTCATCATACGAGATGAAGAAATAGTTGTGGTACTGATCAGTCGGAGCAGATGGCGGTCCCTGCTGATAAGCAACGGACGCGACCACACCTTTCATTCCAGACGGGCAGCAAAGACTAGTGGGGAGATTTATAAGATCGACATTGACACTGTCAATCAAAATCCCTAGAAAATTGAACGAATAAATCTTGCCATCATCGACCATGATAAACAGGTAATCTTCATTGCAGTCAATATTCAGCGGGTGTCCAAAAGCGATGTCCGTTGAGATCGTATACTCGGCAAGTTCATTCGCCAGATTGTTCCATGCGAACTTCTTTATCTTCGTAGCAGAACCAGTGTTCCAGACCACAAAATGATTAGACGAGTTATGACAGATGCGTCCATGATTCGTGCCAATGCTTTCGAGGATGCCAGATTGAACTTTTGATCCCTCTGCCATCGGATCATTGTAGTTGAGATTTATCCGTTCATACTTCAGATAATTAACGCCGCCATTGTAGATCGCATACAGATATGTGCCGCCATCGGAAGGCTGGATGAGATCAACATCGAAATAACGGTCAGCCGCAGGAACCCCAGGTGTATTCCATGACCATTGTTCTTCGCGATCATTGAACTCATTATTCCAGATTTCGACCTTGTCCTTGTTGGCAATAACGAAACGCCCATCGTATAACTTCAGAGCAATCCCCCGCGCTGGATCATCCACTGCTGCCAGCTTCGTGTCGTTATACGGATTCACAACATAGGGGATATCGCCAGCCGCGTCATCGAAGACGTAATTGTGTCCTTCAAAATTGAAGTTCGGAGCTTGGGCATTATTCTTCCCGATGTAGTATAGGTTGAATGCCGCATAGCTCAGTCCACGGTACGGGACAGGGTTGTCAACGAAGGAGGAGATCATCGGGTCAGTCAACTGGTCTGTCGCGCCCTCGTAGATCGTTATCGTGCTCAGCCCTTCGTGCCTGATGATATCGTTGTTTTTCCACAGGCGTGTGATGGTTATCGGTCCCTCGGCAATCCCAATCGCAGCCCGCATGTAGTACTTGTATCCAGTGACTTGCTTCTTGCCACCCTTGGAACCAGACCTGATAGACTTCGAATGGATCGGCCCCTTCCAAATGTAGTTGCCGCCTGCCCTCACTGTACCGTACAAAAGCGGAATCGGGATTCCCTTCTGTGCCGTGTTCAATCCAAGCTCTGTGTATTTATCTGGCTTAGACATTTTCGGCGGGAACAGGACTGCGCCGATCACTCCTGCAACCAGCCAGCCGAACCATCCCATTGGAGTTGCTGACAGGATCACCCCGAGCGTAAGTGTGAATAGTCCTGCGCCAGTTCTATCTGCTGTGGGTTGTCCCATTAGAGGTTGATCCTGTATGTAAATTCTATGCAACTCAGAAATGCTCTCAGTGGATGCTCCATAACTTCAGACACATTGCATGCATGGATAATGTGATCATTCTCGACCAGCACACCGACATGACTTTCGACTCCATTGTAGGTGAACGAAATTACGTCCCCTGGAACACGTTCATCGAACTTGACCCTGTGCCCGAATCTCAACAGGTCGCGCATGAACTGTTTCGTATCCACATCTTTTCCGTGTATCCAATCCCTATGTTCAGGAGGCGGCTGATACGAAAGCGGGATGAGTCCAGCTTCCTGAAATATCGCCGTGAGAAACCTCGCGCAGTCAACTCCCTTTCCCTTCATGCACGTATTCTGATGGTAAGGCGTTCCCAACCATGTTCGTGCGATCTGCGGCACAACAATCTGGACATCTTCGTATGTGAGTATGGCGGTCATGTCAGTGTATCCGTAGGATCAGGAATGTCTTGGAATCCACCGTAGTTCAGTTCGTTGCTGTAGTCCACTTTGCATGAAGTGTAAGTCTTCTTGCAGTGAGGGACGATCTTGTATGTGTCGCCGACCTGTGGCGTGAAAATCAGATCGATGAAGAGTTCGATCACACCTACAGTGTACCGCTTCACCCAACGTTTCACACCATTGTTCAGGCCAGATGTGAACTCGATTATGCCGAGGTCGAAGTAGTTGTCAGCCTCTGCCCGCGTAGAGTCGTTGATGATGCCCTTGGTCGAGCCTGCTTCTGCTGAACCAGTGACCTCAAAAAGCGCACGGATAAGCTTGCAGTCATCGTCATACATCGTGTGGCCGCAACCTTCTGTGTAACGGCGGCGAGGAATCTTCTTGTGGAACAGGTTCAGCAGATTTTTGAATACGACTTCACAGGTCAACTGGTTGTAATTGACATTGCCCGAGTCACCCACGAAGACCACACGCGAGTTGTTATGATCCGTCCTATCTATCCACGTGATCTTGATTCCAGCATTGTCGAGATAGCGATTCAGCAGCTTCGTAGGATCGAGCCAGGGGCTAACTCTTGGAAATAGAACTCGAGTCTGACCTACCGACAAATCGCTGTCCTGGGTATGAGGTGTGCGCGTGAGTGGCGCATTCGTGTAGACATTCGTGAGGTAGGTGATGGGCTGACCGTATGTCGTGTATCTCAGGATTGTTCCGTCCTTCAACGTGAACTCAAAGAGTTCCGAGAGAAACAGTTTACTTGCGCTAGTGTCAAAAGCCATTACGGTAGCACTTCCTCAAGTTGAAATGTTATCAGAATATTACGATTACTTCTCTCACTCGTCTTCTGCGTCGAACCCACAAACCTGACCCTACGCCAGTAGTAGAATTCAGCCTCAATTGCCTGCCCCAATATCGGGACTGAAACCAGATCGAGTTCGCCGCTGGAGTAGTACGTGATCGAGTAGTTCACTGTCTTTGTCAGGGGTACCCCCGCAACCCAAATGAGCGCATCAGTCGGACTTTCCTGAATCTCATACCGACTGCGACCCTTCGCATCCTTCAACTGGAATTTATCTTCGACTCCATCTCCAGTTGCGATCTGAGTTCTGGAAACGAAATTCTTCTTCGGATCGAGAAACAGAAACGTGTCCAATTGGCCTGTGTGGTCATCATAGAAATCCAAGAACGTCTGCTCTTCGGCACGTGTCCTGACAGGCATCGTGATGGTGTAATTCTTGAAGTCATGATCAACCACATTGATGCCCACAGCAGTGCCCGCGTACGATTTAAGAATAACGTTCGGGAATTGCGTATCCGTATCAAACGGAAAGCCAAGTTCGAGTCCCGAGAGATCATTGATTACGGAATTGCTCATTACAGGCTTCCTCTCATGCTACGCCGCCCGCCATTCATTGATGCCTCCCTCAATGCAGCGACCATAGCGTCCTGATTCTTTGTGAATGTTCGATAGGCATCTGCGCCGTCCATCGCATCGATGTTATTGATCACCGTATAGGTATTACCTGAAGCTCCAGACATATCCGCTCTGGCAACCGAACTTGACAGTCTTGATTGGGGACTCATCCTGCCAACAGTCGGAGCGATTGGAGGAGGAGGAGTTCCAGCGCCTGCGCCTGCGCCCGCGCCACCAGCGCCAGTGCCTGTGGGAGAAGGAGCCATTCCGATCATGCTGCCTACGATCTGCTGCGAGATCGCCTGAGAAATCGCCCGAGCCATATCCCTGAGAAAGCTGTCGAGGAGCTTCTTCATGTCAATGAATCCCTCCGTCAACAGGTCAAAGAAGAAGTCCTCAAAGAACTTCGCGCTGGCCTCTGCAAAGCGGCGTGCAACATCTGCCATATCAGCATTTGTCTTGGCCCACCGATCTACCAAATCATCGAGTGCCCTGCTCCATCTTTCGCCGAGCGTCCTGTTTGGATCAGTTCCTACATCGAACGCTTCCGCAACATCCTCTGTCCTGCCAATGAGGCGATTGAATACATTGCCCCACGCCTTCCCCACACTCTTTGCTGTGTTCGTGACTGCATCGGCAAGAACCCCGAATTCAGGAATCGATTCCGAGATGATTCCCTTCCATGCCTTCCAATCAGACACAAGCAATCTGGAGTTGTCTCGCATGTCAAGAATCTGCTGCTTGAGTGTATTTAATGTTCCGATAAGACCACCAGTTGTCACCGAATTATCTTGCCATGCAGACAACTGCTCATGTAGCGTTTCCAACTGCGCTTTGAGGCTATCTTCGATGCCGCTTTCCCTGTCCCTGATCTTCTCGATCAATTCCAGCATCTGTGTTCGGACAGTGATTTGGATCGCAGCTTTATCTTTCCCTGTCGCTCTCCCAATCCTCTTCGCGATGATATCAATCAGCTTGAAATCCTCAAGCAAGTCCTTGTCACCGCGCACCATCTCAGCGATGCCTTTTCTCGCCTCGCGCCATATCTTTGAAGTGAACTGAAGTCCCTGTTGGGAGAACATCTTTGCGTCCTCCAAGACCTTTGTCCACTTCTCCGTGATCTTGACCTGTTTTTCCCATGCCCGCGTGGCCGCAACACTCTTATATTCGAGAGTCCCAACCTCGCCAGTGATCAGACCAATCTTAGGAATTAGCGCGGCGACAACTTTCGCGATCTTCTCAACAGCCAAGGCGATACCTTCGGCGAAATTCATCATAATTGTGGCAATCTCAGGTGCCTTGGATGCGATGTTGCTGATAACCTTACCGACTATCCTGATAATGCGCAGCCAATCTTTAATCAGTCGGTCCATATCACCGACCTTGACCATCTCATTGAACTTCCTCTGCACGTCTGAGACTACATTGGTTATCGTCCTGCCAAGCTGGTTCATCCGCTTCAGGATGGGCTTGCTACGCAACCACTGCCTGATGTCTTCAGCGAACCCCTTGACTGTATCGAACAGACCAGACCGAGCAATGGTGATCTTGATGTTTGTGATGGCATCATCGATCATCGATTTGATACCGATGAATGTGGTTGCCAGCTTCTGAGACATGCCAGAGATGCCGAACTGAGGATTAGTCAACAGATCAGCCAGTGCTTTTCTGAACTCGACAATCGACATCTTCGTTATGTCGAATCCCTGCTTGGTCTTCATCACACCAGCGAGGAGTGCGCCAGGACCGCGTGTCAAGAATCGGCCTTGCTGCCATGCTCGACCAATGATGGTTGCCATAACATCCATCTTCTGTCCAGCGAGTGCAGATGCATCGGCCACAGCAACCATTGCGCCTTCAATATCTCGGCCCAAAACACCCCATGCTTTCAGGGTCCGTGCGGAGACAGCGATATCCTCAATAGTGAACGGAATCCGCTGCGCGACTGCCCACAGATCATCAAAGACCTTCTTGCCTACTTCGACACTGCCGAGCATCACTTCAAACTGGATTTCCAGCATCTCAAATTTAGCAGCAGTGTCCACCGCACCGATGGCGAGGTCTTTCGCGACATCGATCATTTTCTTGAGCGCGACCACACCTGATGCAAGGATGGCGGTAGCAAATGCCAGCACGGCAGCAGTCAGAGCGGTGTAGCCCTGCTTCAATGCTTTCAGGGTTTCCTTACCCGTCCTCTTCATTGACTTCCACGCCATTGTGGTCTGGTCCTTGGCCTTGAGGATCACTGCCATTTGTTTTTGAGTGTTGCCGCCACGGGTTGGCATTACTTTTTCTCCTTCTGTTCCAACATCTGCATCTTCTGGTTGCGGGCATACCGAACACGTGAGAGGATGTGCGCACCTTGCTCCAGAACCCCTCCGAGGCTAGGCAGGAATCCGACTGACATCATTTCAAGCAATTCGATTACTCCAACAGCTTCAGGTGTAAGCAGAGCGAGTGGACACCTGTAAAAGTTCTCACCCGTTTCAGAATCCCCGAATTGAGGGGCAGGCGTGTCTTTCTCACACCCGTTCATCTCTCGCTCTCTTGCCGCTCTGGCAATCTCTTCTTTGGTGTCGTTTTTCGGAGTACACGCGATGCAAGTCAGCCCTTCGACTGAGCATAGCACCGCTACCTTCAGTTTTTTCGTTCTGTCTCCGACACGTCCACGCGTGAAAGCGCATTGGCAAGCAATTCTGTTCCTATCATGGGAGGAATCAGATTGATATCGACCTCGCCCTCACCCAGATCCATCAGATTACCTGTTTTCGGGTTCTGGATATTCCTGATCCCTTTGACGTGAGTGCTCAAGAATTTCTCGAACATACGCTTGAAGGAATCTGCTTCATCAGTAGCGAAGAATCCCAAAATCTTCTCAGGGTCTGTCTCGTCATTTGCGCCTGCTACGATCTTCATCAAAGTGTTATATGTCCCCGCCATCTTGAGGTACTCGAATTGCAGAAGCGGTGACATGACAAAAATGGTCTTCGGGTCTTCCTCGTCTGCCGCAGACGAGTACTCATAAACGTCTAGGTCTAGTGCTACAATCGCCATCACTTATCTCCCCTATAGAATAGAAAAAAGGCAGTAGGCTATTTCGCCTTCAGAGCGATTTCGCTGTCATCGCCTGTGCCCAAGAATTCGATATTGTAAACACGGATACCATTCCGATCTCCGAGGCCAATGTTCGTGATCTGGAATTCTGGAATGGTAATGTCAAAGATGTTGCCCACAGTCGAGCCAACGGTACCAGACATCGACACCTTGGTGCTGTCTTCGAACAGCGTCCAGAAATCCTTCGTGGCAATCGATACCATTTCAGGATCAACACTGCCCGTCAGATTGCGATTGGTGATCCGCAGCCCGATCAACCCTTCAGGAGAGTTGAGGTCAGGACGTTCTGAGACTTCATTCCCGAGATCGAACGCCCACGTTTCTGCGATGCCCGCATACGAGTCCATCGTGAAGGTCAGGCTCTCGACAATCGGAGGATCTGTGGCATTGATGTAGCTCGGCTGAACTTGTGCCACGTCCGTTGGAGTGGTGTACAGGCCAGTGAAGTTGAACGTCATGACACCGAATGCACCAGCGACCAGATTGACAGCCACGTTACCGTAGCAACCGCGCATCAGGTACTGCAATCCGTCATAGTTGAACTTCAGCGATACCGAGTCCATCAGAGTTTCATTCGAGGTCGGATCATACTGGACACCGTCACCATGATCAGATGCGACCAGACCGCATGACCGCAGGATCGCGTCCTGTTCAATCGGGCTCGCCGTTGTCGGCAGGATTCCACGGCCCTTCAGTTCCACGTCAAAGGAACACGTCATAATCTTCTTACCCACACGTGTACCGAACGCAGAAATGCTGTCACGGAACACCTCCCGCTCCAACTGCGTAGGGTCAACGTTCACATCCAGATTGCTTATGAGAACAGCATCCGTCACGGCCATCACAGGGGCCACACCGTAAACCGCTTCGATCTTCGCCTGAAGCAGGGTTTTCCTTGTCAACATCTTCTATCTCCTAATCAATACTTCCGACAATTCTGTCTTTGTGATACATCATGATTATCTCGCCAGTCCATATCGTGTTCCCCACAGCGGAGTCCAAATCCAATGCACCGACTTCTGCAAATTCAGCGTCTGTCACTTTCGCGTTAAGGGTCAAATTCAAATTCAGGACATCCCCGATCTCCACCATCAGATCGTCAAGGATTGTATATGAAATATTCGCTCCGTCATCCTCGACTCCGATCAGGCCGACAATGCTGATGCTATAGGTGTCCCTGATCTTATTCGAGAACGCAGTCAAGAGCGAAGTCCTGCTGACCCGCGCAATCGTGAACCCGAGGTATCTGTTCTTGGCCGCAACACGAAACAAGTTCTTGAACGCAGCAGAGTTCTCATAGGTCGCACGGCGTTTGTACACGTTCTCCACACCCGTCACCCCATCCACCAGGGTGAAAACCTCATCTCGAATATCACTGTTAACGCTCATATCGCCTGAAGCCCTTCCGTGACTTTAGTTGACAGCAACCGCGTAAGAAATTCCTGACTCTTTACCATCGCTCGATTCATCGTGAACACGCGACCAGTTCGGTCCTTCGACTTGACAAATTTCTGTCCATGACCGCCATGCCTGTTCTGTTTGATCGCACGTCTGATGGCATATGAAATCTGCTTCATCTCATTCTTGCTCTTCGGCCCGAATATCTTACTGATCCATTGATCGAGAACGTTGGCTGGAGGCATCTTTGTCCACCGTCCACCATACTCAATAACCATCGAGTACAGTTCGCGATTGTAAATCCGTTTCGACAAATCACCGTTGCCTTCACGCTTAATGCGATCCAGTAGAAAGCCCTGCACATATGCGCCTGTTCCACCCCGCGCTTCACGCCGAGCGATCCTGAGACTCTCCAGCTTGATCTTGTGCGCACCTTCATTCAGGAACTCCCTGATCTTCTTATCAAAAATCTTGGGCGCTCTACGCTGAAGGCTGGTAAGCCGAGCGGTCATTTCTTCATCTGCGATTATGACTTGAACCATTAGGTATCATCCTTATGGAAGATACGCGGTTCGTTAAATCGGCTCTCGGTTGTCCACTGATCCATGTGGGCAGACGCTACTGTCTTGCCAGCGTTCTCAGCCGCATCGGCATCACCGAAAATCGAGTTCTCATAATTCTTCTTGAACTTCTCGGCCAGAGATTCATATCGAGATGAAGAAGTCGTATGCTCAACAAAGTCCAGACCCTCACCATCTGACGTTGTGTTCGCCGCCTTCATTGCCTCACGGAGAGCAGCAAAGTACGCAGAGAGTTGGAGGACTCCCTTCTCATGATGCGCCAGCACATCCGAGATCGTATCGACATACTTCGTGAACTCGACACGCACAGGATCGCTTGCATCTTCAGGCGTTCCTTCCAGCATGAGCAGTTGGAGTGTACCGTCTGGCTTGCGGTAGAAACTGTAGTCATCCGTGTCCAGATACACCTTATCAGAAACCGTGTCATCAACGGGATATTCGACCCGCTTGATCACCGAGAAATCATAGGTGAACGTGACAGGGAAATCCAAGACCTGGGTACCATTCCCAGCGAGATCAATGAGGAGCGAAATGGGCATGTCCTCACTGTACTTGTCTACCGCTTCCCGCACACAATCTTGCAGCGTTTCACTTTCGCTGTCAAAATTAATATCCTGACTTTGGAGGATGCGTTTCAGTCGGGTGATTGCTATCGTAAGATTCATCACACTCTCCCTGACATGGTGACCTGAGAATTCTTGGCCGCTGCCTTGTACTTTGTCACCACTGCTCGGACCTTATCGTATGCCACATCAGGCAGCGCATAGCTGTCAATCCCTGAAGTGGGATCAACCGTCACGATTGTCTCGGGATTATCCTCGCCTCCGATCAGGCACCCTTGAATCGCGATCTCGATATCATCCACCAGCAAACCATTCAGCAGAAAGTGGAATTGAAACCCCTTCGTTTCGAAGCATCCGAACCATGCATAGGAACCGAGTTCATCTGCGCCGATACTTCCGAGCATGCGTGCCCCGTTGAACTGTCCCGTCTGACGGAGGTTCTGCTTGTATGTTTTTCCCGTCACAGGACTCGGGACCGCAATGTACGTGTAGCCATTCGACAGCGTGGCCTCAGACGTGTCCAGATTGACCACACGGACATCTTTCGCTCCAGCAGTACCCGAAGGTGTTTTGGCTGTCAATTGGATGCCTGACACGAATACAAGGTCACTGGCGAGATTCCCGTCAATATAGACTACTGCGCCGACCTGAAACCCTGCACCATCGATTATCACAGGAGTCATCCCAAGGGCCGTGCCATTGTCAGGCGTGATCGCCGATACCAGCACATTGACCAGCAACTGATGCCCTCCGATGCACCAAGGATCACCGAGTGTATCCCTGTCCAATCCATCGATGTCAAATTCAACATTCGTGGGAGTTGTGCCGAGATCAACGCCTACTTGAAAGGCATCGGTCCCTGCCCTCAAATGATAATCTTCTGAGCCAAGAACAATGCTAACGAAATTCGTTACAGCACTCTTGCCCGTCAACGAGTTTCCACCCGTGGCAGTAGCATCAGATGACATATTGTAGTCATGGACTGCCGATGCATTTGAATTTGAAGTCCTGTATTGTTGCCTGACGCAGTGCCGCCCGTTCTGAGGGAAATATTATTCTTTTGCTATCTTGGTGCCCGCAGCATCATTGGCAAGTTCAATTCCAAAGCAATCACCTGACCCATTATCATTCACGATATTGTCAACCGTGTTGTTATAACACTCCCCTGCCAGGGCAGAGCCATTCGCATATCTTACACCACGAACATTCTGACCGCCTGTTGCTTGGCTCGAGATATTATAGACAACATTATTCATTGTATAGCCCGATGAATGGAAACGCCATTCAATGCCTGCGCCTGCCGCTATCGTTTGAGCAAGTCCATGAATGAGGCAATTCCTGATGACGCATCCCGTCCCATCAAATGATATCACATTGCCTGAATTAAAGTATCCTGCACTATCAAATTCCATCCATTCGATGGTGACATTGTTCGGAGTTGCCGAACGTTCCTGCCAATTATTTGTAGACACGCAACGTACACCACTTCCTGCTGTCCCATCATGCCGTTCAGCAAGAGGTGCCGTCAATGCAATTCCATCAAGCTCAACAGTGCCTCCACCATTGATCGTAAACGCACCACCAAAGACAGAGTCGTTATAGCATTCCCCCTGCGCAACATCACCCTTGATGTAAATTGTGGGATCATCGAGGTCAGATTCCCAAAGCGAGATCGAACTGTAATCACGCGCCGCCGTTCCAATTGTCTTCACGATTGTCTCGCCACGCTGATCCGCACCCATGTCCCAGGTTCGACTGCCGACAGTTCTGTCCGATCCGTCAATATCGACATTAACTTCATCGGTTGTGCCTAGATCAGCGCCTGCATCAATCGCGTCCGATCCTGCTTTGAGATGAAGGTCTTCCGATCCTGCCACTATCGACACGAACTGATTGGCAGTGACTTTGTTGATCAGGTGATCACTCCCGCCGCCGTCATCTGCGGTATCGTCCGATGACATATTGTTCAAATAAGTTCCTGCGCCCATTCCATCGAAGTCAGCAGGGGAAGTCGTGGATGTAGTATCCATCGAAATAGTATTGCGAATATTCATTGTTGAACCAATGCAATAAACGCCTATGGCTATTTCAGTTGCGCCGTCCACTTC